CGTTAGAGCCGTCTGGAGCAGCGATGCTCTTTAAACCCATACGCTAAGGAGATTGGTGTGGCTGTAAAGAAAGGACCCCGATTCCGCAAACGTGATGTCAAAACAAGAGACACACGTGTTGGAAGAGAGTATGCGATTGAGACCTCTACGGGTAGGATAATCCCTAATACGGATTATTCATACACGCGGCTCGCTTCGTATACTGCTTCCGCCACTCGCTTAGGCGAGCGGTGTTGGGACGAAGTCCACAAGCGCGAATATACGTTATACACGTATGATCGAATGCTGGTGGATCCCGGATTACCCCCTGATATTCCTTACGCAGACCCTGAAGATTTATTTGGGGCTACAGCGTTAGGTAGGGCGGTTGGTTTCAAGAGAAAGACGAGGCCTAGAAAGCCTCGTTACTTGAACCCCAAGGGATTTCGACGTCCTGTGCGGAGTTCGCGCGTTTGGACAACGGGCGGACCTTTTTACAAGATCAGGGCCTCTAACCCGTGGTACATTGTACAGGGTGTCGATCGTTACGCTTCGCGTACGAGCGGCATCCAGTACATATACGAAGGTGGTTTTGTGCCAACTTCGTTTGGTTCCGGTCAGATGGCGTCACTTGATTTACAATATGACGCTCTCGAGTCGGCCAGTACCCCGGGTGATGCTTCACCATATGGAGCGGAGGGCTGGAATAGATCCAGACCTCGCATAGACAGCAGTGGCATGGCTCAAGCCATGTACGAGTCCAAAGATGGACCCGATATGCTGTTCACAACAGCCGATTACTTCAAGCGTTCTTGGAGAGAGCTTGGCGGTAAACCCAATGGTTGGGGACCCCGTGAAGTGGTGAAACGTTTCCTCCGCAGGCATTCACCTGTTGAGGCTGCGAATCAACACTTAAACAACGCTTTCGGCTGGGCGCCTTTTCTGAACGATTTCGCTAGTTTGTTGAAAACTCAGCGAAACTACGAGCGATTGATCTTGCAGTTGATGCGAGACAATGGCCAGTGGGTGAAAAGGCGTCGCTCCATTCGGAAGACAGGTAGTCAAGAACAGCTACAATTCAGTAACGTGCCACTTGTGTGGCCGCCAATGGTTTCGTATCTGTATGACTACGATGAGCATGGTCGCTACGGACATACAAATACGTACGTCGAACAGACGGACGATATTTGGTTCGAAGGACAATTCTCATACTATCTTCCTCAATTCGACCAGAAACTGTACGATAGTCGTCCAGATCTGGCCTCGCTTTATGCAGCGACACAGTGGGCAAGGGTTAATGGCTTAGCCTTTAATCCCGAGCTGCTGTGGAAGGTTACTCCTTGGTCTTGGTTAGCAGATTGGTTTGGTAATGCGGGCCATATTATTTCTAATATTACGGCCGCAGGACAAGACAATCTGGTTGCCAAGTATGCTTACATCATGCGTAAGACAACGAAGAGAGTCGTAAACGACACTACGTTGTATACGGTTAACGGGAACGTTAACTTGTTTTGGTATCAAGAGATTGAGACCAAACACCGTGATGTAGCAAGTCCGTATGGTTTTAACCTGACATGGGACGATATGAGCCCATATCAACTCTCCATTCTTGCCGCCCTTGGATTTACCAAGTTTGGCAAGTAATGGACCAACCGTCCGTCGCTGTGAACAAGGATGAGCTTGGGATACTCATGCCTCGGCGCCGGATACAACTCCCTTAAACTTATAGGAGTCGACCAAATGTTTGCTGACACCGTCACACTAGCTCTTCCAACCGCCGGCAATAAACCGGTGACCTTCATCTCTCGGAATGGAACTCTCGCCACGAAGAATGGCGTCCAAGCTGAGTACATGTCGACTGATCAAGACTATCGTCTTTTCATCAGTCACGTGCAGGTAGGTACTGGCAAGACTGCCAGGTACCGTTCCCTGATCAAGGTCACTCGCCGGAAGGTTGCCTCTGATGTTCTCACTTCGGTGAATGAATACAAAGAGGCGGTGTTCCATACCGTCGTGGATCGCCCTGTTGAGGGCTTCACGGAGGCGGAACTCTTGGATACGTGGACAGGGTTCATTACCCTGCAAACGGCAAGCACGTACGCTAACGCGGCGAAGATTCTTCGTCTCGAATCGTAGTGCAGGCGGCTAGGTTGACGGCCCCATGGCCTTTGGCGGTGGGTCAGTAGACACTTTGGCTGGATTTCCGACCCCCAATGAGGAGGCGGGATGAAAAGCCACGTAAGTGACTTACTAGAGTTGGCCAGGCTGGTATATACCGATGCCTGTGCCAGGTGCACCGCTGATGTCTCCGATTTACGTGATCTAGTAACAATCAGATCACGAGTCGAACATGAAGGTATATCGTTTTTAACGATTACCCTTCCCCAATTCTGCGTAGATTTCGAAAGAAGCCTCGCAGATGGGAAAATCAGCTCAAAGTACTTCTTAGGTTTTAAGAAGTACCGGTCAATCCCCGTTTTATTTCGAGGTATGACCAGCCGAGTGTTCGACTTGGAGACAGGGAGGGTTAAGGATGTTTCCCCCGAATCGAATATCCCAACTGTTGTCGAATGTATCCGGCAAATTTGCCGGGCGTTCGCCAAAGTTGAGATGTCCTGCACACCCGCAAGGGTACAAGACGCGATTTCGGGCTTCGTCCAAACGGAGCACGACCTCGCTTTGTTTTCAGTGTCAGATGATCTCCAATCCCGATTTGATCAGGTTGTTGATCATCTTTGGTCTCCTCATCTTACGGGTATTGATCCCCGAGATGGAGAGCCACGACATGGGCCTGGTGCAACTGCTGAAGGAATTTCTGGTAACCAGAAATTCCGGTGGTTGACCTGGCACGAGAGGCTAGAACCTTACTTCCCACTCTATGGGTTCGCGTACCCTATTTCGCTTTGCGAATTTGGTAACGACCTTCGAGATGAGGTTCAGATTGTAACTCTCGTACCGCCCGGGGAGGAGTTGCCGGTAAAGGTAACTCCTGTCCCGAAAACAATGCGAGGACCACGGATTATCGCAATTGAGCCGTGCTGCATGCAGTACGCTCAACAATCTATTAGAGGGGTGTTGTACCCCCTAGTAGAGAAGGCTACGAAGGGCCATGTTCAGTTTTCTGATCAGGGCCCGAATCGTGACCATGCGCTAAGTGCCTCTCGAACAGGTCATTTGGCAACACTTGACCTTTCCGAAGCGAGCGATCGTGTTCCACACGATTTATCGCTACGCATGTTTCGCGCGAATCCTGATCTTCAGAACGCGATCGAAGCATGCCGTTCGACGCACGCCAGACTGCCTGATGGGACCGTAATTGGACCCCTCAGAAAGTTTGCCTCCATGGGTAGTGCCCTCTGCTTCCCAGTAGAATCTATGTATTTCTACACTGCTTGTGTAGAGATTCTACTGAGGTTACAGAACCTCCCTGTGACGCGTAAGAACATCCGAAAGGTACGTTCCTGCGTGTCCGTTTACGGGGACGACCTAGTCGTTCCCGCTGAACATGCGGTTTCGATCATCGATCACCTACAAGAATACAATTGTAAGGTGAATGTGCGCAAATCTTTCTGGACTGGAAAGTTCAGAGAGAGTTGTGGCATGGATGCATTTGCGGGATATGAGGTAACACCTACATATCTCCGTCATCTGCTCCCTGATGATCGTCGGCAGGCCACTCAAATTGTCAGTGTCCTCGAGACCGCGAACCTGCTCTACTTGAGAGGTTTTTGGCGATCGAGTGAATTCCTTTATAGAAGGATTGAGAGAATATTAGGGTCTTTACCCTATCTCTCCGCTGACTCTGGTGGTCTTGGCAGAGTATCAACCATGGTTCCCCGTTCCTATAATCTCCGTAATAAGAGATTAAGGAAACGATGGAACCAGAAACTCCAACGTGTGGAAGTACACGCTTGGGTGGTATCACCTGTCCGTCGCACTGACGAGATAGGCGACTACTCTGCTCTCAGCAAGTGCCTTCAGACGATTCGCGGGTTTAACCCCGAGGGTCGTTATCAGAAGGAACATCTGTCTGAGACCGAACGGTACCGGGCCGTAACACTAAAACGCCGGTGGGTAGCCGTGTCCTAGCGGTATAACCGTGGAATTAACCACGGGCGGAGCTTCCCTATGCCTGTGCCTAAGAAATTAGGTACGTTCCTGTTAACTAAGGAACGGAGATTGAAGAGAGGACTGGTGTGTGCTTCGGCGCACCGGTTCATTACCAGGGCGAAAGCCCCGTCTATCTCTTCCTTTTC